TCTGACTGTATTTACCCGAAGACAGCCGTACGGGCCCTACAAGGCCCCTGTATGGGCCAAGAAAGCCAAGATAAAACCTAATGGCTAGTAAACCTAACCAGCCGAGAATTGGGGCAACTAAACCACGCTTAGAAAACACACCACTTAAAGGCATAACCCGAGGTGGCGAGGTTGCACAGCTAGCAGAGGATATTGGCCTGCCTTTATTAAGCTGGCAACGCTACGTATTAGATGATCTATTGACAATAGATAAAAATAAGCAATTCATACGCAAGACTGCGCTAGTTTTATGCGCCAGGCAAAACGGTAAGAGTCACTTAGCGCGTATGCGTGTACTAGGCGGCCTATTCTTATTCAACGAGCGCAACCACGTCATTATCTCTAGTGCTAGAGCTATGGCTTTGACCACCTTTAGAGAGATAGTGGATGCGATAGAGGCGGCGCCAGTACTTAAAGCCCAGCTGAAACAGGTCAAGTACACTAACGGCGCTGAGGCTATTATCTTGAAAAGCGGTGCTAGGTTAGACGTTAAGGCAGCTACTAGAGATAGCGCCCGTGGTGCTACTGCCGATTTTTTATTCATAGATGAGCTGCGCGAGGTAGATGAATTGGCTTACTCGGCAGCTATTCCAGTAACCAGGGCAAGGCCTAACGCCCAAACCCTACTGGCTAGTAACTCAGGTGATGCTTTTAGCAATACGCTTAATGACCTACGTGAGCGCTGCCTCAGTCACCCGCCCGAGTCTATGGGTTATTACGAGTACAGCGCTCCGCAGTTTGCAGCCCTTACAGATCGTAAAGCCTGGGCTATGGCTAATCCTGCCCTGGGTGTTTTAATAACTGAGGCCTCAATACAAGAGGCGCTTACTACACAAAGTACCGAGCAATTTAGGACAGAAACGCTATGCCAATGGATAGATAGCCTACAATCGCCGTGGCCCCACGGATCTGTTGAGGATGCTAGCGACATCAACCTAAAAATGGCACCTGGGCCTTTAACTGTTTTTGCTTTTGACGTTAGCCCGAGCAGGCGCGATGCAAGTTTAGTAATGGGTCAGATATTGCCTTCAGGCAAGATAGGCGTAGCTGTATTAGAAACTTACAGCTCACAGGTAGCAGTAGATGAGCTAGTTATAGCTGCAAGTGTTAAAAAATGGTGCGATATGTATTACCCCAGGGTAGTTTGCTATGACAAGTACACCACAGCATCTATAGCCCAGCGTTTGCAGATGTCAGGGGTTCAGACTCGCGATGTGTCAGGTCAGAGCTTTTATACAGCCTGTTCAGACTTCCACGATGCGCTAACTAACGACAGGCTACGACACTCAGGCCAGGATCAGCTTGTACAACAGATGAGCAACTGCGCGGCTAAAACTAACGATAGTAGCTGGCGCATTGTGCGCCGTAAATCTGCAGGGGCCGTAGATATTCCAATAGGCTTAGCTATGGTTATTCACGTCCTAGCACAGCCTGTATCTGAGGCTAAAGTTTACGTTTAGACACGCCGAGGGCTGTGGATAACTTTTTACTTGTGGATAACCTATAATCCGCCCTATGGGTCTATTGCAAACTTTAGGCATTACTAAAAAAGATGTTAACGCCCAGCTAGCCCCTGCCGTTATGTCACAAGGTTACGGCACAGGTGTTTATAGTTATGGCGGCCTGTATGCAACTGGCAACGGCGCGCCTTTTATGGATCGGTTTACAGCGCTACAGGTGCCCTCAGTATCACGTTGCCGTAATCTAATTGCAGGCGTTATATCAAGTATAGATTTAGAGCTGTATAAAAAATCTACAGGTGCAGAATTAGAGTCTCCACTATGGTTAGAGCAGCCCGATATGCGCCAGCCACGTAGCGTAACTATTGCTTATACCGTTGACTCACTTTTATTTTACGGCGTTGCATACTGGCGCGTTACAAGTTTGTACGCCGATGACGGGCGCCCTAGCGGTTTTGAGTGGGTGGCTAATACCCGCGTAAGTGTTACTACTGACCAGTACCAAGATCAGATAGATTTTTATAGCGTTAATGGAGTACGCGCACCTATGGCTGGTATTGGCAGCCTCGTTACTTTTCAATCTTTACTACCTGGCGTGTTAGAGACAGGCGCGCGCACAATACAGAGCGCGATAGATATACAAAAAGCGGCAAGTGTTGCAGCTGCTACACCTATGCCTACAGGATTTATTAAAAATAGCGGTGCAGATTTACCTGAGGCACAGATTAGCGGCTTGTTAGCTGCCTGGAAAGCTGCACGTGCATCACGCAGTACAGCATATTTAACAAGTACTTTAGATTATCAGCAAGTAGGTTTTAGCCCTAAGGATATGACCTACACAGAAAGTAGCCAGTATTTAGCTACTGAAATAGCACGGTTAATGAACGTACCTGCATATTACATAAGCGCAGATATGAATAATTCTATGACGTACCAAAATATATTGGACGGGCGCAAAGAGTTTGTAGCATATTCGCTGCAGCCGTTTATTAGCGCTATAGAAAACCGTCTATCTATGGATGATATTACGGCGCACGGTAACATAGTGCGCTTTGCGTTAGATGAAACTTTCTTACGTGCCGATACTGCAGCGCGTTTAGATGCAATAGAAAAAATGCTTAATTTAGGTTTAATTGATCTACAGCAAGCTCAGAGTATGGAACAGCTAAGCCCTATGGGCCTTAATGAAGGGAACGGCACTAATGATATTAACCTTTAGTGGCAATATAGAGGCAGTAGATAACGGCGATAGGCGCACAATCTCAGGCAAAATTGCACCGTATGGTGAGATAGGTGCGACAAGTGCAGGGCGCGTAATGTTTGCCGCTGACTCAATCACAATACCTGAGCCAAGTAAAATTAAACTTTTAATGCAACACGATAGCTCTAAACCTGTCGGGCGTATGCAAAATGTATCTAGCGCTAAAGACGGCCTTTATGCTAGCTTCAAGGTAAGTGCCTCATCACGCGGATCAGATGCAATTTTGCTAGCCCAGGAACAACTTATGGACGGCTTATCCGTTGGTGTGGAAGTTACAGCATCAAAGCCCCAAAAGGATTATCTCCTGGTGACAGCTGCAGTATTGCGTGAGGTGTCGCTTGTTGAAAGCGCGGCCTTCCCGTCTGCAGCTGTGCAAAAAATTGCTGCTAGCGAAAGCGAAACAGTAGAACCAACCCAACCAACCGAAACCGAAAGCGAGGCCGCTGTGACTACAGCCCCCGATCTAACCGCACCTGAGGCAGCAGATGCCACAGAGCAGGCTGCACCTACAGTAGAGGCAGCTCGTAAAATCATCCTACCAAGCGCACTTAATTCACAGCGCGTACGTACGCCAATCATAAATATGGGTTCATATACTGAACACAAAATTAAAGCCGCACTTGGTAACGAGGATTCCAAGCTATATGTAACAGCTGCAGATGACTCATTTACAACTAACCCAGGCTTTAACCCAACGCAATACCTAGCAGAGTTCCCAACGAATACACGCTTTGGTACACCGTCTATAGATGCTTGCTCACGCGGTACTTTGCCAGCTAGCGGTATGACTATTAACGTGCCTTCTCTTGTTACAAGCGCAGGCGGTCAATCAGGCGTTGCACCTGTTGTAACTGTTGAAGCTGAGGCTGGAGCAGTGCAAAATACAGGTATGGTTACAGAGTACCTAAGTGGTACAGTATCTAAGTACTCAGGTATGAACACAATTAGCATTGAATTGCTAGAGCGCTCAGACCCTAATTTTTATGCTGAGCTAACTAATCAGCTACAAAATGCTTACCTAAAGACCTTAGATACAACAGTTAACGCTGCCTTGATTACAGCGGGTACTGTTGCAACAACAGCACAGGCTGCTACATCAGCAGGCATTATTGGTTACGCATCAGAGGCAGCACGTCTTGTTTATGAAGCTACTGGCTACTTTGCTAATAACTATATTGCTAACGGTTCACAATGGCAGCTACTAATGGGTGCAGTTGATAGCCAACAGCGCCCTATCTATTCATCAAGTCAGCCAATGAACGCGGGCGGGCTTACACAGCCTGGCTCAATTCGTGGCAACGTACTAGGTCTTGATCTATACGTTGATAAGAACTTTGCGGTTACAACTGTGGATGATTCAGCGATTATCCTTGCACCTGAGGCTTTTACTGTGTACCAATCACCACAGGCTATATGTCTGTAAATGTTGTATCTAACCTTCAGGTGCAGGTTGCTATCTATGGTTATATGGCAACTATTGCAAAAATGCCTAAGGGTATTATCCGCTTTAACTTTACCTAAAAAAACCCACTAATAGTTTGGTAGGCCTCTTAGCCCTTTGAGGCTTACCAAACCTAAGTAAGTAAGGAGTATAAAAATGGCCGCTACATACGTAACAGCTGCAACACTAAAGGCATCTTTAGGCGTTGGTACTCTTTATGATTCTTATACCTGGATAGAGGACACCTGCCAAACCGCACAAGATTTAATAAACGGCTTTTTGTGGTTTGATAACGCGCCCGTAGTAGGTACCGCGTTGGTGTCTAATGTCGCTACCGTTATGGTTGCCAACCCTGGCATCTTTACCACGGGCCAATCGGTAACCGTTGCTGGGGCTGGTTCAACCTTTAACGGTACGTACACAATTACAGGCACAATACCTTTTAGCACAGGCACAAGTAATATCCTGCCAGCGTTTAATATGCAGCTTAATTATTGGCAATTCCCACAGGGCTATAGCTTTATCCAATATGCAAAAGTAGCGGCAGATCAAAACTTTAGGCGCGTATTGCCTTACGGCACTATGACAGGTGACGATACAAAAACCGCTACCTACGCCAATACGCCAGCTATCAACGCTGCAGCGCTAATGCTAGCTGAGAATATATGGACATCTAGGTTTAGTACACAAAACGGCGGTACTAGCGTGGACGGCTACAGCCCTAGCCCATTTAAAATGAGCAATACGCTTATGGCATCTGTACGAGGTTTGCTAGCGCCTTACCTTAGCCCTAGCGCTATGGTGGGATAATGGCCGTAGCAATAACTACCCTACGCAGCACGATAGCCGCAGCCCTGGCTAATGTCGGAGTGTGGACAGTATTTAACTATCCGCCCAGCACAATGCAAAGTAGCAGCGTAGTGGTTGCGCCCGCAGATCCATATATCACGCCCAATAATAATTCATACGCCACTATTTCGCCTATGGCTAATTTTAAGATTATTATGACCGTGCCTATGTTTTCTAATGAGGCTAACCTAATAGGCATAGAGGACACAATAGTAGCCGTCTTTGCCAAGCTAGCTGCTAGCGCAATCGTATTTAATGTTACTAGCGTAAGCGCCCCTAGCGTACTAAGCGTTGCCTCAGGTGATTATTTAACCGCCGATTTACAAATATCCGTACTAACGAGCTGGAGCTAAACAATGGCACTTACAGATGAAGAAAAAGCATTTTTAATCAAAATTGGCCAAGAGCTGCCAGTAGAGATTAAAGAGACTAAACCAAAAGAGACAATCACAGAAAAGGACGAGGCATAAGCTATGGCTATTTATTTATCTAACGGGGTAGTGGTCACGCTTAATAGTGTTGCCCTATCCGATCACGTAACAAGTGCAACTATTAACCGCAGCTTTGACGAGCTAGAAGTAACAGCTATGGGCGATACAGCCCACAAGTTTGTTAAAGGTTTAGAGGCCAGCACTATTACGCTTGACTTTTTAAGCGATACAGCTGCATCAAACGTAAACGCTACTTTGCAAGCTGCCTGGGGTACAACCGTAGCCCTGACACTTAAGCAAACAAACGCTGCTACTTCTGCAACTAATCCGCTTTACAGCACTACAGTATTGGTAAATAACACTACAGACATTAACGGCGCAGTAGCCGATATTGCCACACAGTCAATTACCTTTACCTGTAACTCAGTTATTGTAATTTCTACAAGCTGATAATCAAGAAAAGGGGCTAACACAATGGCAAAACTTAAAATAACAAGGGCTGACGGCAGCGTATCGGATCATCAGATTACGCCACGTATTGAGTACGCCTTTGAGTTATACGCTAAAAAAGGTTTTCATAAAGCCTTTAGAGATGATGAAAAGCAGAGTGATGTGTACTGGCTAGCCTGGGAGTGTTTACGCACAAGCGGGCAAACCGTACCGATGTTTGGGCCAGAGTTTTTAGATACCTTAGCTAAGGTTGAGGTGTTGGATGATGACCCTTCGCAATAGTGGGGCGCGGTAGTTTTGGTTACCTGGTAGCCCAGCTAGCCGTAGAGACGGGAATCGCGCCCCAGTATTTACTAGACCTTGATGCAGATATGTTTAAGAATATGCTAAAGGTTTTAACCGATAGAGCTAAGGAGCAAGCTAATGCCAGCAGAGGTAAGAGGCGCCCTTGAATTGCGTAAGGCTATTAAAAAGTTTAGCCCCGATCTTGCGGTAGAGACTCGTAAAGAATTAGCAAACCTTTTAGCCCCTATTGTTAAAACTGCTAGAGGTTTTATACCTTCAGAGGCACCACTTAGCGGCTGGGGTAAAAGTAGCGCTACGGCTTTATGGACAGAAAAGGGGCGGCTATGGAGTACTAGCGAAGCTAAGAGGGGCATAGGCTATAAAACTACGCCCTCAAAACCTAATAATAAAGGTTTTAGAGCTTTAGCGCGTATTGCTAATACAAGTGCCGCAGGGTCAATTTATGAGACTGCAGGCCGCTTATATCCTAATGGCCGTGAGCAAGCCCCTATGGCTATGGTTGTGCGCGAGAGTCAAAGTAATTACGGCAAGAGAATACGCTCAGGCACAAAACTACAATCTAAAAGTAATAACCCAAATGCAGGCAATATGTTTATAGAAGCTATAGATCAATACGGGCGTATAGTAGATGCTAATAATCAAACGGGCGCAGGACGTAGAAGCCGTAAAATGAAAGGCCGCGCCATATTTAGAGCTTGGAAAGAGGACGGCGGCAAGACTAACGCGGCTGTATTAAAGGCTATAGAAAACTCAAAGGTAAAGTTTTACAATGCTATGGGGGTTAAGTAATGGCTGTTGATCCGTCCGTAGTAATAAATATAGCCGCCGAATACACAGGCAAAAAAGCCTTTAAGCAAGCCGAGACAGCTACCGACAAGCTGAGTAAATCGGTTAAAAACTTAGCTAAAACCTTTGGGCTTACTTTTGGTACAGCTGCCGTTATTGGCTATGCCAAAGCCTCAGTAAGGGCTGCAGCTGCAGACCAAAAGGCCCAGCAACAGTTAGCCCTGGCATTAAAAAACGTAGGTTTAGAGCGCGATGCTGCCTCAGCCGAAAGTTTTGTACAAAAGTTACAAAGTGAATATGGCATTGTAGATGATCTATTAAGGCCTGCCTATCAAAAACTAGCTGTAGCTACTAAGAATACAGCCGAGACACAGCGCCTTTTAGGCATAGCTTTAGATATAAGCGCATCTACAGGCAAAGATTTAGACACAGTTACAGGGGCTTTAAGTAAAGCATACCTGGGTAATAACACAGCCTTAGGTAAATTAGGCGTAGGCATATCTAAAGCAGACTTGAAAACTAAATCTTTTAAGGATATTACAGACGATTTATCTAAGACTTTTAAGGGTTCAGCTAAGGCCGCCTCAGAGACTTTTGCGGGATCAATGGCTAAATTAGGTGTTGCTTCTAACAATGTAAAAGAGATTATAGGTACAGGCCTTATAGATGCTCTAAAAATGCTAGGGGATGATAAATCAGTATCAGACCTTGCTACTAATATGGAAAACGCTGCTACTAACGTAGCCAATCTAATTAGAGGTATGGGCGTATTGCTATCCCAGCTAGATAAACTACCTGGCGGGTTTAAATTAGATGTAGCGATGATACCTATTATTGGTACTTACCTTAGTTTGCTAACAGAGGCAGGGGCTAAAGCGGCGCGTATTGCAGCCGTAGGCGGTCAAAAAAACCCTATTCAATCAGGTTCATATTTGAGTACACAAAAGAAAATAACAGCCCTTACTAAAGAACAACAAAAAGCCCAGGCTAAAATCCTTGCGGATAAAAAGTCTCAGGCAATTTTGGATAAGGCAAACCTGGCTTTAGCTAAAGGTAACGATGTTTTTAATATGGATGCTATTCAGCTTAACGCAGCGCTCATAGGCCAGGCTGAGGCGCTAGGCAAGGCTACAACTGGGGCACAGAAACTAGCTATAGCCAATGACGTACAGCGCCTAAAGGTTAAGCAAGATATAGCTGCGCTAGAGGATGCTATAGCCTCAAAAGATGAAGCCGCCATAGTCAAAGCCACGGCCAAGCTTAACGAGGACTTAAAAATACTAGGCGCTTTGCAGCGCCAAGATGCCAAACTGCTAGACATAAACAACGTCCTAGCAGGTATGAAATCAACCGATCTTATTAACCTGGCTAACCTACAAGCTGCCCTAGACCTACTGGCAAAGTTTAAGTTCCCTACCTTGACCCTGCCAGGTGTGCCTAGCGGCGGCGGTGGCGGCGGCGGCGGCGGTGGCCGTGGCAAACCGTTTGCAGGCCAACCTGTATTAGATAAATTAACAGGTAAAGAGTCAATAGAAGCTATTTTAGAATACTCAGATGCCGTTACAACTTTAGCCAATGTAATGACAGATACTTTAGATGCACAAAATTACCAAGACTTTTTATCCCTAGTAGAGTTCCAAAAGAAGTTAGGCGATTTTGGCGGCTACAGCCCTAATATGAACACAGGAGCAGGCTACGGGGCAGGCAACGTAACCGTAACCGTAGTGGATAAGACCAGCGGCCTTATAGAGGTAGTACAAAATGCCGTACAAGAAAATAACAGGTTTGGCAATAACCTTACTTTTGCAGGGGCAATATGACCATACCTGTAATTAACGCTGTTATTAACTTTAGTACAGGCCCTAGCTTTGCTCAGGCTATGATTTTAGATCAAGGCTTATTAGGCACAAATGTATTAGCAGATGCAGCTAGCGTTATTGTGGACGTATCGGACGTAGTAAATAGTATTGAAACCAAGCGCGGGCGTAACCCACAAGCCGACCAATTCCAAACTGGCACCCTTACTATGCGTATCGTTGACCAAAACGGTGATTTTAACCCACAAAACTCTAGCGGGCCGTATTACAACCTTTTAACACCTATGCGTAAAGTGCAAATTACAGCTACCTACGGGGCAACTACGTACCCTATCTTTGCAGGCTTTATTACCAGCTATACGACCAGTACGCCTCAAAATGCTAATGACGTAGTTTATAGCACAATAACAGCCGTAGATGCTTTTAGACTTGCACAAAATGCACAGATAAGTAGCGTGGCAGGGGCAACGGCAGGTGACCTATCAGGCACCCGTATTAACCAGCTGTTAGATGCTATTAGCTGGCCTACCTCTATGCGTGATATAGATGCAGGCCTGACCACAATGCAGGCAGACCCAGGCACGGCCCGTACAAGCCTTGCAGCTATGCAAACTGTAGAGACTAGCGAATATGGCGCTTTGTATGTAGATGCAGCTGGCTCGTTTGTCTTTCAAGACCGATCAGTAACGGCTGGTAGTACAGGGGCTACACCTACAGTATTTAACGATAACGGCTCAGATATTGGCTACTTTAATGCGGTGTGGCGCCTTGACGATACCCTAGTTTACAACTCAGCTAGCATTACGCGCACAGGTGGCACAGCACAAACTGCTACCGATGCAGCCAGTATTGCTAAGTATTTTACCCATAGCTATAACCAACAAAACTTACTAATGCAGACCGATGCCGTAGCCCTAAATTACGCCCTAGCCTACGTTGCTAGCAGGGCTGAAACCTCTATACGCTGTGATGCTATTGAGCTAAACCTTTACACAGATAACTACAACTTAGGCATAATTGCAGCCCTCAGCCTTGACTATTTTGATCCTGTAACTATTACAACTAATCAACCTGGGGCCTCAACCCTTACTAAGACTTTGCAGGTGTTTGGCGTGGCTATGAGCATTACGCCTAACAGCTGGAAAACGACACTAACCACGTTAGAGCCAATTATTGACGGCTTTATATTAAACTCATCTATATACGGTTTGCTTGACAGCGGCGTATTAAGTTATTAAGGAGCTAGGACTATGGCAGCTGGATTAGGTTTTAAGACCTTTACGACTGGCGAGGTACTTACGGCAGCTGACACTAACGGCTACCTAATGCAAGGTATTTTAGTTTTTGCATCATCTGCAGCTAGAGCCAGTGCCATTACCTCACCGCAAGAAGGTCAATACTCATACCTTAAAGACACCGATGCTTTGGAATACTACAGCGGCAGCGCGTGGGTGGGTGCGCCAGTAGGTGACATCACAGCCGTTACTACAGCTGCGGGATCAGGTTTATCAGGCGGTGCATCAAGCGGCGCGGTAGCTTTATCTCTATCTTCTACATATACTGCTAAAACAGCTGCATATACTTTTGTTGCAGGTGATGAGTACAACTTGTTCAGTATGAATAACGCATCCACAGCACAATTTAACATCCCAACAGATGCTACTTACAATTTTGCAGTAGGTACAGAGTTTAATGTATTTTGGATCACTGGTGCAGGTCAGCCAACAATCGGGGCAGTAACTCCAGGAACAACAACAGTTATCTCAACAGGTGCTACATCTGCTACGCCTAAATTGCGTGTTGCTAACTCAGGTGCAACCTGTAAAAAACTAGCTGCTAATTCTTGGATTGTCTTTGGAGATATTGCATAATGAGCCCGATGTTGGGAATTATGGCTTCACAAATAAGTGGGCATTTATTTGCACCGAAAGCTACAGGTGGCACTATTGTTTTAAGTGGTGGATATTATTATCACACTTTTACTGGTAGCGGTACTTTTACGCCAACTACTAATTTATCTTGCGATGTTTTAGTAACAGCAGGTGGAGGCGGCGGCGGATCTAACGGTGGAGGCGGCGGCGGTGCTGGCGGTTTTAGAGTTTTAACTTCACAATCTGCCGCTAATGGAACAGGTTATACAGTCACAATTGGCGGCGGCGGCGCTGGCGGTGCCAATGGCGCAAGAGGCACGACTGGTAGCACATCATCTTTAATTGGCGGTGCATTGTCTATTTCAAGTTCTGGCGGCGGCGGCGGTGGTAGCGGTGATACGGCGAACGGAATTGCTGGCGGCTCTGGCGGTGGAGCACATAGAAATAATACTGCTGGCGGAGGTAATTCAGGCTCTTATTCTCCAGCAGAAGGTTATGTTGGCGGCGTTGGATTGAGTAGTGGCGGATCTAACGGTGGTGGTGGCGGTGGAGCTACGGCGGCTGGTTCTAATGCAACTGGTACAAGTACTGGCGGGGTCGGTGGCGTTGGCTCTAGTGCTTATTCAGATTGGGCATCTGCAACTACTACTGGTGTTAGCGGTTCCTACGCTGGTGGTGGTGGAGGCGGCGGCGCACTTGGCGCTGGTTCTGCAACTGGCGGTGGCGGTGCTGGTGGTGCAACAGGAATTGCTGGCACTGCTGGAACAAGTAATACTGGCGGCGGCGGTGGCGGCAGTGGTAATTATGGCACTGTAACTTCTGGTGGTGCTGCTGGTAGCGGATTAGTAATTGTGAGGTACGCAGCGTGAGCCACTTTGCAGAAATAGATGCAGATAACAAAGTGCTGCGCGTACTTGTTGGCGATAACAACGCAGTAGATGAGGGTCAATCTTTTATGGAATCATTTGGCGGCACTTGGGTTAAAACAAGTTACAACAACAACATAAGATTTAACTATGCAGGTATCGGCTACACATACGATAAAGGCAGAAATGCTTTTATTGCGCCACAATGCCACGAGGAAGCGGTATTAGATGAGGCAACTTGTCGTTGGAATTGCACAAATGCGGAACACTCCACAGCGATGGTTAGCAGCTATGCAGACTAGCTACAACGGCTGGCCTGCATCTAAGGATCAGGCTGAGATAGGCATAAAGGCTTACAAGGTAGAGGGCACAAGCCTTAAACTGCGTTGCGCCGAAAAGGTAGCGCCGTTGCTTATTAACTTTGCTAAAGAGTTTAACGAGCTAATAGAGCCGTTAGAGGGCGGGGCGCTAGATGACTGGGGTTACTGTTACAGAGATGTAAGAAATGTGCCAGGTAAATTGAGCAACCACAGTAGCGGCACCGCTATAGACCTTAATGCAAGTAAACACCCGTTAAAATCTATTAACACTTTTGAGGTAGCTAAGGTACCTATGCTTAAAGCCTTAGCTAAAAAATATGGCCTTACCTGGGGCGGGGAGTGGACTAGACCCGATCCGATGCACTTTGAGATAAGTATTGGCCCTGCAAAGGTTGCAGAGTTAATAACTAAATTAGGGCTAGAAAAGAGCGAATAAATGAAAGAGCAATTAAAGGCCGCGGGCCTGTCCTACCTACGTGCAGCTCTATCGTGCGTGGGTGCGCTGTATCTCAGCGGGATTTCAGACCCTAAAGTATTGGCTAATGCTTTCTTAGCTGGGCTTATAGGGCCTTTGCTTAAAGCTGTTGCACCCAATGAAAAGCAACTAGGCATAGGCGCTAAGTAGGATGTCACAGGCCCAGGCATACATAGCGCTAGCGTTGGGGATTGCTACGCTTTCAGGGCTTATGGCTGGGCTTGTGCGCCACCTTGTAAAGTATTACCTATCTGAGCTACGCGATGACGGCAACGGCGGGCATAACCTGCGCGGGCGCGTAGATCGTATAGAGGCGCGTGTGGATAAGATTTACGAGATGATGCTAGAGGACAGGCTAGCCAACTAGGGGCGTGTCGCGTTGCCTTTTGTCAGTGGGTAGGGTCATACTTTAACTACACGCTGAGAGGGCTACTCGGTTAGTAGCTTTATCGGCCTTAACAAAGGGCGAAAAATGAACAGTTTAGATTTAATTGTAGTAGGTATGCTGTGTTTGTTTGTAGGTTTATTTATCTACGCAGCTTATGAAATGGGCTACAAAGTAGGCCTGGGTGAAGGTTACCTACGTGGCCGTAATATCGCTAAGGCGCTTAAAGAAGCTGAGGCCAAGCGATGAATAACTTTTTAGAGGGCTACGAGGACGTCAACGCCCGCATTATTAGGGCAAGGGCTGAATATCCAAGCCTTAGGTTAGTGGCATCTATTGAGGACATAGACATAACAAAAGGTTATGTACTTATCAAGGCTGAGGCTTACAAAGAGTACGAGGATCACTTACCTAGCGCTGTTGATTATGCCTTTGAGATGCGTTCAGATCGTGGCGTTAACCTGCACTTTTGGGTAGAAAACGCGGTGACAAGTGCCTATGGCCGTGTTATCGGTTTGCTGACCCCAGGGGGCATAGCGAGAAGTACGCGCCAGGATATGGAAAAGGTAGAGGCGCTAAGTGCTAAAGATGTAGCAGCTGTTAGCGATGATTTATGGGCTACTACACCTACAGGTATTGCAGCCATAGACAGCGCTAAAAATGAGGTGGCTAGATTACAGACCACACTAGAGTGTAAACACGGGGCGCGTGTATGGCGTACTGGCACAAGTGCCAAGACAGGCAAAGAGTGGGGCAATTACAGCTGCATAGAAAAGAGCAAGGCCAGCCAATGTGACCCAGTTTGGTATATGCAGACCTCAACAGGTTGGCAGCCACAACTATGAGCGACCAATATGAGCTAATCAACTTACAGGCTATGACGGGCAAACTCTTTATAGACGGTGAGCTAGCAGCTGAGTACAAGGTTGAACAATGCGACAAGTGCGCTATGGTCACGCAGTTAGATCAGTTTGGCTACCAAAAGAGCGACCCCGTTGAAAATGTTATATGGTTTTGCAAAGGTTGCCGATGATACAGGCAACAGAAATACAGCCGATTAGGCAAGTAAACAGCGATTTTACACGTGAACTTAAAGTAGCAACTTATTTAGAAAAAGTAATGCCGTGGAGTTTAACAGCTACGCCTAAGTTTTACTTTACCGATTACCACATAAATAGGCTTTACGGTAATGGCAGAGAAAATTACATAGGTGATTTAGAGATCAAATGGCTTAACACATCAAGTAATCAAATTGTAATTTTTCCATATAATAAATTGCAGTTAATGGCGGCTGTACCAGTTTACACAGACAGCTTAGACAGTTACCATAGAATATGTTTCAGGTTTATAGACGGCCTTTTACTTTTACCTGCGCTTAATTTACTACCTTTACAGCCTGTTTTGTTTACTAGGCAAGACACCCAGGAAACCGATTTAGTCATTAAATTACAGGTAAGCAATTATAAAGACTATTTTAGACCTGTAAAGATAGATTGAGCTGATGAGCCAGTCAATACGCTTTGAGTGCCGCAGCTGTAAGAAAATAACAGCTCAGATAGAGCGCATAGTGGCCGATAACCTGCCGCCTAACGTCAAGGTTTTACAATGCAAGGTATGTAGCAAGATGAGCGTATGCCTGTTGGTTACTTATGCCGATGTATGAGTATGAGTGCGTAGCTTGTAATATCCGTTGCGACTTTGAGCGATCCATACACGATGTAAACATACCTATGTGCTGTGGTTTTGCTATGCGCCAGGTGTATGGGTCAATCGGTGCCATATTCAGGGGCACAGGTTGGGGCAAGGATGCAAAATAGCCTGTTTAATGTGGTTAATGAAGATATGACTAGCAACGACTATTACACGCCTAAATGGCTGTTTGACCTAATGGGCTTAACTTTTGATATAGACGTAGCAGCACCTGCTCAGGGCATACCTTGGATTCCTGCTAAGCGTTGGTTTAGCCAGGCAGATGACGGCCTTGCGCAAGAGTGGGGGGGGGGGTTGGTTTGGATGAATCCACCTTTTAGCGATGCAAGAGTGTGGGCTGAGAAGTTTACGGCTAATGCCAATGGCGTAGCTTTACTTGTTGTGTCTCGTAGCAAATGGTTTGCTGAGCTATGGGATAAAGCCGATGCAATTATGGCAACGCCTGCCGATCTTAAGTTTGACAGACCTGACGGCACTACTAAAGCTATTAGTTTTCAAACCTTTTTGTTTGCTTTAGGTAAACCTGCTACAGCTGCATTACACCGTACAAAGTTAGCGAGGGTAAGGTGAATAGTTATCCACAGGAGTTATCCACAGGCAAACAAAACCTGTGGACGACACGCCAAACACGCGTAAGTTATCCACAACTGGCCAGTAACTTGACACGTACGCTAGCATCACAACTCGCTGGCGAGCCGCTGAGGCGGATAGCTCGCAGGCGATGTTTGGTGCTTGTGGGCGTGCTTTGTGTAATGGGGATTACGCCAGCAAAGGCTTACGATCCAGTAGAGTCTTATAAGTTATATGCACATATGAAGCTATTAGATGATACGCAATATAGGTGCTTAGTAGTGTTATGGCGTAGTGAGTCTAAGTGGTCACCTACAGCTAAAAATAAACACAGTAGTGCATACGGCATACCACAGTTACTCAATATGACAGAGACTAATCCCTATAAACAGATAGATTTAGGCATTAAATATATTATTAAACGTTATTCTAATCCTTGTGCAGCTTTAAATCATCATAAGAAAGTAGGGCATTACTAAGTGAAGGCTAAAGACCCTAGAGACGGCAGGCGGTACAAAGCCAGGCGCTTACAAGTGCTAAACGCTGCAGGCTGGGTGTGCTATTACTGTGGTGGTGATGCTGACCAAGCCGATCACGTTATACCTATAGCTAGTGGCGGTGACCCTATGAGCCTAGATAACCTTGTTGCATCTTGTAAGCGCTGTAATCTACGCAAGGGTAAACGGTCACAGGGGCTTTTTTTAGCCTTAACGGACAC